AAACCTGTTATCACAGTTAAACAAGGATCTAAAAATACTTACTGCCACGAGGTGGCGATTAAAGGTGAAAGTCGCATTATGTATGGCGGTAATGATAAGCCTCTTTTATCTTGTGGTGCTCGTGTCGTAATAGAAACTGAAAGTGAAGTGGAAATAATAAAATGATAGAAGATGAACTAACAAAAATATCCTTAGATGAGTCTAAAAGACAAAAGAAGGTAAGAGATAATAGAGGTCTAAATATGATTAGACCATACACCTTTGAAGAAGAAAAGATTTTAAGGGACGGTTTAAAAGATAATATAGAAGAATAATGAAAAAATTAATTGCAAAAATAGGACAATTACATAGCCGTTTATTTGGTTATGTGTCAGAAAAAGCTAAAACATCTAAATGGTGGGCAATATTATTAACTGTATTAGTGATTTATGAAATAATTGAGCATATTGTTTATCCTATATTAGTACCATATTTAATTTACTTAAATTTTTGGAGTAAATAATGCCAACATATACTTTTGAAAATAAGAAAACTGGTAAACAACACACTGAATTAATGTCCATTGCAGAAATGGAAGAGTTTTTAGAGAAAAATAAGAACTACCGTCAAGTCATTACATCAATAAATATAGTTGGAGGTGTTACAGGAATTACACACAAACCAGATAGTGGGTGGAAAGAGAATTTAAGTAGAATTGCAGAAGCACACCCCAATTCACCCTTAGCTGATAGATATGGCAAAAGAAGTATTAAAGATGTTAAGACAAGAGAAGTCATAAAAAAACACGCTAAGAGAATAACAAAAGGATTAAAATAATGTCAAACGATATACCAGATTATATGCGAGGCTTTGACCTTAATGAAGATTGGGGGTTTACACCTGTTACTTCTAAACCAGAAACAGAGTCACAACCTACAATAGACCCCTCAGTTTTAGAAAATTCTAATTTAGAAATTGCAAAAGTAAAAGATGATGTTTCATCTATAAAAGCAATGATGAATGAAATTATGCAAATTGTAGCTGAAAAAGAAACTATTACAAAAGAGGTTGCAAGTGCTGAAGTAACAGAAAGATTTAAAAATATAGAAAAGGTAATTTTACCATTTTTATATAATTTAAGTAAAAGTGATGAACCTTATATACATTGGCCAAATAGAGGTCCAATTATTAAGGCTCAAATAGAGAAAATCTTAAAACTAACAAGGGGATAATATGCAAGCGAAAGCAAAACATAAAGAACTAAAAAAACAAGTAAATGAAATTGAACAAATCAGACAAAATGACAGATCAATAACATCTTGGTTTAATTTAAGAGAACTCAAAAAATTAAAACTAAAAGCAAAGGATAAATTAAATGCAATTAAGTAATAATTTTAGTCTGAAAGAAATGACAGCTTCACAGACGGCTGCTCGTATGGGTATTAACAATAACCCTAGCGAAGACCATATGAATAATTTAAAAGCTTTATGTGAAAACGTTTTACAAAAAGTAAGAGATCATTATGGTAAAGTGGTTACAGTATCTAGTGGGTATCGTAGTCCTGAATTGTGTGTTAAAATTGGCTCAAGTGTAAATAGCCAGCACGCAAAAGGGGAAGCGGCCGACTTCGAAATCTATGGCGTGAGTAACGCTGAACTATGCAAGTGGATTGCTGAAAACATAGAATTTGACCAGATGATTTTGGAATTCCATAATGTGGATGAACCAAACAGTGGGTGGATACATTGTTCTTATAAAGCTGATGGTGATAACAGAAAGCAAATATTAAGAGCATACCGTGATGAAATGGGTAAAACCAAATACACAGACTATAATCCACAGTGAAAAGAAGACCAGGCTGCTTTAAGAGCAGATCCTGAGAAGATAAAAGACCACTATATGTTATATAGGGCGTCTTAAAGGCTTGACATTTTTGTCAAACAATGTTATATTGGAGTTATTATGAAAAAATTTAAATTTATTGAATTAGACAAAAGTGTCTTGCCTAATACCAAAGGCAAAAATATAGATGGTACAAGGTTTTACGAAATAGACGGTAAAAATTATCCCTCAATTACATCTATTCTATCAATCAGATCAAAAGAAGGCTTAGAAAAATGGCGTAAGTCAGTTGGTGAAGACGCAGCTAAATGGGAAATGGGTAGAGCTGCACGTAGAGGTAAATCAGCACATACATTAATAGAACAATACATCAAAGGCGAAACACCGTCAATACGTGATGTATTACCATTAGGTCTTTTTAAACTATTAAAACCATACATAGACCAAATAGATAACATACATTGTTTAGAAACAATTATGTATAGTAAAAAATTAAAGGTTGCAGGTCAAACCGATTGTATTGCAGAATACAATGGTAAGTTGTCAGTAATTGATTTTAAAACAGCAAACAAATTTAGAGAAGAAGGCTGGGTTGAAAATTATTTCTTACAAACAACAGCTTATGCTCAAATGTATGAAGAATTGTATAATAAACCTATTGAACAATTGGTAATATTAATTGGAAGTGAAGATGGTTCTTCTCAAGCTTTTATCAAAGAAAAAAAAGATTATGATAAAAAGTTGGTTGAAGCAATAGATAATTTTTATAAATATTATCAACAAAAGAATAAAGATAAAATAAAGCAATAGATTAAAAAAGTGGCCTAAATTTTATCCTAGAAAGGCCAGATGTTTAAAAAAATATTAGTAACATTATTTACCGTATTCATATGTTCTTTTACATATGCAGATGACCACAAATACGATTTCTATTATAGTCAAATGCCTATAGTATGTGGTACTCAGGACGCAATTGAAAAGTATATAAAAAATAAACAATTCGAACCAGTTGGTATTTCATTGGGTAGATCAAATAGTGATCCAAATGGTGAACCTGTTTTTATGATAACATTTTATGCTAATCCTATGAACGAATCATTGATTACAATGGATGTGCCATCAGGTATAGAAAAATGTATTTTATTTCACACTTTTAATACAGCATTAGTACCACCAAAACAGCCTGCTTAGTATAGAGCTTGACTTTTCTAACAACCTGTGATATATTATTGTTATGTCTGAATTTAAAAATGGAATATATAAAACACTAACAAACATTATCGGTACTAGTGTTGGCCGTGCTATTATCTACACAATTGGTCACATTATAATTGCTATGACTTGTAATAGATTAATTACTGGTGCAGATTGGGCTCTTGCTGGAGCTGACGCAATCATAGAACCTTTGATAAATGGTGTATGGTATTATGTGCTTGATAGAACTTGGAGTAATAAAAAATGAACTCAAAAGAATTTTATAATATCATAGAGGGTATAGTAAAAGAAAAAAGAATATCATATATGGACGCTGTGCTATGGTATTGTGATGAAAATGAAATTGATACAGCAAATGTTGGTCCTTTAATTTCAAAAAATCTTAAAAGTAAAATAGAAATAGAAGCACAAGAATTAAATTGGTTACCTAAAACTGGTAAACTTCCTGTATAATTATGTATGATGGCTTTTCAGTTTATAAAACATATTTGGCAGTTAAACTACATTTTACCACTGATAAATATGATTATCACAAATATGAAGGAGCTGTAAATGCAAAACTTGAAACCTTTACAAAAAGAAACGACAGATACTTTTTCCACAAACTTAGTAGAATCTACAACGATAGAGAAATACTTGGTTTCTTTCTTTCAAACTTTCTTTACGATAGTAATAAATGGATTGGTTCTCTTTTACGAAATGATGGAAAAGATGTTTACTTGGACTGGAAAAAAAGGCAAGACGCTTTTGACTACCATTTTAAGCAAGATTGTTATTTGGTTTATAATACTTTTAATGATAAGCGGCTTTCTTTTAATGATGGTTTTGCTGTTTTTAGTGGTCAGCATCCAAGATTTCTTCAATTACTGTTATCAAAAAAGATTTCATACGAAACTGCTATCGTATTTGAAGACACTATACAATATAGTAAAAAATGGAATAAAGAAATTAAAGAAAAAATTGTCTGGCCTGCTGTAGCAAAAAAATTAGCAAAGTATAAAAACTTTGTTAAATATAATAGTACAGCTATCAGAATGATACTAAAAGAAGTTTTTGTAAGTGGAGAATGAGTATAGTTTTTTGTATAGGTAATGGTGAAAGTAGAAAAGGTTTTGATTTAGAAAAGTTAAGACCATACGGAAAAATATATGGGTGCAATGCCTTATATAGAGATTTTACACCAGATGTTTTGACAGCTGTTGATCCTGGTATTACACACGAGATATACCATAGTGGTTTTGCATTTAAAACTGAATGTTGGTTTAGAAACTGGAATAAACAGAATAAAGAACAATATGACAGATTGGTTTATGGAGATTTAGAGGATGAAAAAGTAAACAATTTAAAATCTTATTTAATAAATCACAAAGAAAATGATAAAGGCGATAGTACAGAATTTGTTGTACACGGTTCATCATACAAAAACAAATATAGTATTTACGAAAGATATATTAATAAACCTGATATGTTAAGTCAAATGGATAGAGAATTAAATCATTCTGGTTTACACGTAAGTTGGATTAAAAAAGATTTAGCAAATAACATTACAGATATACAAGGTAAAGATAAAGGTTGGTCAACAGGTCCAACTTCAGCTTGGATTGCAATAAAACAATGTCAACCAAAAGAATTATATATGATAGGTTTTGATTTTACAAGTAATACAGGCAATATCAATAATGTTTATAAGGGTACAGATAATTATTATAGAGTTGATAATCCTAAAACACCAGATGTAAATTGGAGAAATCAATGGTCACAAATTATAAAAGAAAATCCTAATATAACTTTTTATAAGGTAAATGAAAGTGATGATATATCAAAAAGAACAAATGTACCATTACCTGAATTTAAAAATTTTAAAAATGTGAGATATACAACTTATGAAAAATGTTTTTTTAATAGGTAATGGTGAAAGTCGTAAAGACTTTAATTTAAATAAATTAAAACCAAAAGGTAAAATTTATGGTTGTAATGCTCTTTATAGAGATTTTACACCAGATGTATTAATATCTGTTGACCACGGCATAATGCACGAGATATATCACAGTGGTTATTGTTATGAGAATGAAACTTGGTTTAGAGATTGGAACAAATTACCAGGTATGATGTACGAAACACTTATACCACCATTAAATGAAAATGACATTAGAAATGAAAATGATAGAAAAGGTTGTGATGAATTTGTTATGCACGGTTCAAATGGTGAGGGTGAGGTAACTATTTTAAGAGAAGACGGCACAACATATAAAAAGAATGTAAAACAAAATGTTACCACTGTAAGCTGGGTAAGACCAGATGATAAAGTAAAAAATATAAATGACATAATGCCAAATTATATTGATATAGGTTGGGCTAGTGGTGCAACAACAGGTTATATAGCTTGTAAACAAGATAAACCAGAAAATGTTTATTTGATAGGACACGATTTAGTAAGTGATTCCAATTTAGTAAATAATGTTTACAAAGGTTCTAAGTATTATAAGATACCACAATCTCAAGCAGTACCACCAAATCAATGGATACAACAATGGAAAGAACTATTTGACACCAATCCAGATGTAAAATTTTACAAAGTAAATAGTGGTGAGGGTAAGACCTCTCAACCTATAAGAGAGTGGAAAACAGTAAGTAATTTAAAATATATCGACCTAAAAAAGCTTGACAATTTGCTTGGTTTATGATATATTAATAGAAATGCTGGATAGTATAATATATAGAACATTAGATTGGTTGATACCAAAACTACAAAGTTTTAGAGAGTGGATGATTAAAAGGTCGCTTCCTAAAGGTGAGAATGCTAGTGAATGGGCAAAGAAAAATGCCAAACGCAAGTAGAACTCTTATAAATAATAATGATACCGATTATACAGGTAACACAAATACAACGAATA